CTGAGATGACATATGAAGGAGCAGCAATTATACCATGGCTACCACAATATACATCACTAATAAAAGTAGCTGCTTGTAATAAGGCAAACAGAGATTTTATGGGCACATGGTTATTGCATGACGTGTACGCAGCACCAAATATTCAAGCACTTTCCAGAAAAGAAACACGACTAAACAGAATGTTACCGAAAGAAGCGGCTGTTTTTTTAGAGACGGCACAGACGGAAGACAATGTTGTAGCGAAACCACAAGATTTGATTGTAGATTCTGTAATTGCAGATCAGCTGCCGTCGTCTATACTGAATCCAACGCCAATGGAACAACCATCAGCCAAGAACGATTCAGCGAACTAATTCATATGGCAACACAACAACACATATCTCACAAACAGTTAACAGAATTAAAAATGATTTCGAATAATTTAGTTAAGGATCAAACACTAACAAGGAAAATGTGTGCGGAGTTTCTTCAAGAGATTGGAGAAATGGACCAAACACATCAACAAAAGGAAACAACAATCGCTTCTTTCGAATATCGGTGTAAAGCAGACGCAATTGGGAATAGAATGACTCTTAATGATTTACAGGATTTAAAGGAAATATCAATTATAAAATGGCTTTCTCATCTAGATAAATTGTTAGTTACAAACATTGTCATATGGACCCATATTTTTGGTTTGAAAGAATTCTTTTTCCTTAAGAAATTTGGAATGTTTAATAATATAACAAAATTCATAGAAATGTCATCTACATTATCATCATACGTTAAAAGATTTCCATCTGGACAAAAGATACCTTACGCTGAATTGAACACACTAACTGGCTATCTACAAAACGACATAGAAGAAGTGAACTGGGAAGAAAAACTGAGTGAACTCGCACATGGAGGTGAAGAACATCCCTCTAATAATATCCCTTTTGACAAGACGATTCAAATAGCAACAACACCACCAACGAGCACGACTAAAATGCTCACTATGTTAGAATATATTCAGAGTGGACTGTGGTTGACAGCCGGAAGTAGTTCAATAGGACACATTCAATGGGAAAGTGGAGACCAAAAAGGACATTTCAAAGCACGTAAAAACATGATTGAGTTCTTATATAGTGATCAAGATCTATATAAGATGGTAATGACATGGGACGGACGTCTAAAATCAAAAGCATTTACAAAAGATGAGTTGAGTAAACGAAGGATAGCAGTAGCATCTAACATAGAAAGTTACCTTTGTGAATCGTACTTACTATACAGATTGGGACATTTCTACAAGAAATGGGAACACATTACTTTGGATGAAACGCCAGAAGCAGAGCACAATAGGACGATGTACGTATCTAAGAAACTTGAAACTTCATGGGCATTGCCATTCGACTTTAAAGCATTCGACCATCAGCCAACTCAACAAGAAATAATTTCAATGTTGAAATCAAACTTCACATCAATTGTTGACAGTGACGAAGAGTGGAAAAGGATAACCAGCAAAGTAATAAATAGTTATCAGAACAGCTATATAAGTATGCAAATCAAACAAAAAGAGATAAACATGCGTATGACAGGAGGACTTCCATCTGGTGTTAGAATTACATCACTGCTTGGAAATCAGTGGAACGCTATTATGACGTATCGAGCAAAATGGCTCTGTGAAGACATAATAGGACAACAAGATTTTACCATTGGAATAAGAGGTGATGACACGTATGTAATAAACCAA